ATGTTAGAATATCGTTGGACACCTTTTGAGTTAAGGTCATCTTTAAAAGCAGGTAATGGTTCTAGTTTTATACAACACAGAGCTTTTAAAAATATAGATGATAATGCACTTTCTCCTTACTTAGAAAATGATGTAGAGCTAGTATTACAAGATTACTTTACTAATGTATCTCAAGCTATAGAAAGAACTAGATTTTTTGGTAAGTCAGTAGAAGATTTTAAAAAAAATTATTTAGATAAAATTCAAGCAGAATTAAGAGCTAATGGAGTTAGTAAAGCTAATACTAGAGATACAATAGAAAAACTTAGAGTAATGCATGGTAGAGTTACTGGATTAGATGTACCTTCTATTAAAAGCCCAACACTTCAAAGTTTTTCAGATTGGGGAAGATTATCACAGCAGATGGCTCACTTACCTTTTGCAACTGTATCTAGTATTACAGAGCCTTTTATTCTTTTAAGTCGTGTAGGTGTTGAAGATGCTCCTGCTGCTGTTAGAGATATAGGTAAAGCTTTAGTTGCTGAAACTAAAAAAACAGGTCAAAGAATATCTCAAGGTATTAGAAGAGGACTTGGTGGTAAAACTAAAAACTTAAAAGACTTAGATGACGAAGCATGGTCAGAAGTTTATCAAACAGGTTTAGCTTTAGAACAAGCTGTACAAGAAAGAATAGAAGGTTTAACTGGAGAAGCTATAAAAGGAACTGTAGCTAGAAGTTTACAGAATACATTTTTTAAAACTAACTTACTTACACAGTGGACAAGTGCTGTACAGTTAGCTTCGTTTACAACCGGTAAAAGATTAATAGTACGTAATGCTGAAAGATTATCTAAAGGTGGATTAAATAAAGAACAAAAAGAATATTTAACAGAGCAATTAAATGATTTAGGAATAGATGCTGATGAAGCTGTAAGATTCTATAATAAATCTTTAGATAAAAAAGGTAATTATAATGGAGTCTTAGCTAAACAACAAGACTTTTATGATACTAGATTATTATCAGGTGCTAATAGATTTACAAAAGAAATCATATTAAACCCTAGTACTGCAGAAGCTAATAGACCTTTATGGTTTTCAACACCTGCAGCTCAAGTATTAGTACAGTTTGCTGGATATCCTACAGTCTTTAACAATACTATTCTTAAAAGATTTGCAAGTGAAATATCTAATGATTCTAGAAAAGCTATAGCAGGAATTAGAGAAGGTAGAATATCTCCACTTATAGGACAAGCGACTCCAAAGATTTTAGGAACTACTATGCTTATGACTGGTGTTGCTATGTTAGGTAACTATATTAGAAGCCCACAATATTTTGATACTAAATTTGACGGTACATTTAAATCTGAAGGTGAGATTATAATGGACTCTATACAAAGATGGGGTGGATTTGGTCCTTTTGATTATGCAGCTAGATTTACTGATGCTGATGAAGCTGGTGCTGGTGATTTAGGTTCATTATTAAAAGCTGTTTCAGGTCCTTTACCTCAAGATGCTATTGACAGTATTCTTTACAGAAAAGGAATACCAGAAATTATAGGAACTAACTTACCTTTTTATTCTGCTTATGATTTAATATTTGGTGAAGGAACTAAAAAAGAATTAAGAGCTAATTTAAGAGCTTTAAGTAAAGGTAAACCAAAAGAAAAATCTAAGTCTAGTTATTTACCAGCATATTCAAAAGGTGGTATAGTTAAAAATGTACCTAATGTAAAAGACGAACCTGATGAAATGCAAAGTAGAGTTACAGGTGTACCGTTTAACAGCACAGCAGATTTTATGAAAGATGAGGAAGATAGAGAGCTTGAATCACAAATGATAGGACTAGGTTTAAGAGAGCCTTATGTAGTTGGTGGAATAGCAAAGGCTTTAAGTAAAACTATTTCTAATGCTTCTAGTAAGAGAGGTCAAAAATTAAGAAAAAGTTATTTAGATAGAAAACATTTAGAAAAATTAGACGAGACTGTAGACGAAAGATTTGTAAATTTAACAATGATAAAAGATTTGTTAGAAAACAAAGATATTACTGTAACAGAAGCAGTAAATTATTTAAAAGCTGGTGGATATAAACAGTCTGTAATAAATAAATTCATTAGACCATATAAAGAAATAGGATTATAATTATGGATATAGAACTATGCAAACAAGATATTAAAAGACACGAAGGTGAAGTCTTAGAAATTTATAAAGATAGCCTAGGCTACAAAACTCTAGGAGTTGGACACCTTTGTCAACCTAACGACCCTGAATATGATTGGGAAGTTGGAACTAAAGTATCACAAGAAGTTGTAGATATGTACTACGAAGATGATTTCGATAAACATTATATGGAAGCTATTCATGTTTTTGGAAGTCATGAAGAGTGGGATAAACTACCTGAAGTTATACAGAGAGTATTAGTAAACATGTGTTTTAACCTAGGAGGTTCAAGACTTTCCAAGTTTAGAAACATGTTGAAGGCTTGTAGAAACCATGACTGGAAAACTATGGCAGTTGAAATGGAAGATAGTCGTTGGTTTAATCAAGTCGGTGGTAGAAGTAGAGAATTACAAATGATGGTATTAGGAGCCTGAAATGAAGAACGTATTAAAGAACATAGTTGGAGCTGTTGCACCTACATTAGGTACTGCCTTGGGTGGACCAATGGGAGGAATGGCGGCAAACATGATAGCTGATGTATTGGGAGTACCTAATACACCTAAAGCTATAGAGAAAGCTGTAGCAGATGCAACACCTGAACAGATGCTAGAACTTAAAAAAGCTGAACAAGCTTTTGAAGTACAGATGAAAGAGTTAGAAGTAGATGTGTTTAAGTTAGAAACACTAGATACTCAAGATGCTAGAAAGAACTTTAGTAAAGATTGGACTGCACGTATTATGGGTATAGCTACTGTAGGTGGATTTTTAGGATATATATTCCTAGTTACTTTACAACCACCCGAGCAGAACTCAGAAGCTCTTATAAACCTTGTGCTAGGATACCTAGGTGGTTTAGCAAGTGCTGTGATATCGTTTTACTTTGGAGCTTCTAACACACAGAAAGACTAATGAACGAAGCTGTAAGTCTTATAAATGAAATAGGGTTTCCTATTGCAGCAGCTTTAGGATTAGGTATGTTTATATGGAAACTTATCAATAGAATTATTGATGGGATGGAAACAAAACTAGATACCTTAGACGATAAAGTACAGACAGCTTTAGATACTATGGAAGAAAGAGTATCTACTAAACTTGATAGTCAGTATGGTATTATTGTAAGTTTAATAGATAGAGTAAGAGCATTGGATAATCAAAGTATTAGGCAAGATGTTCTTTTAAAAACTTTACTAGGCGTACCTAACTTAGTAGATATAGATAAATTAGCAAAGGCAGATAGAGATGACCAAAGAAAAGATTAAATTTGAAATAGCAGTAGTGGGTATTTTTGTATGCTTATTTATAGTAAGTGTACTGGAGCAATTATGAACTTAAATGATTTAGAAAAAGTACATCCTATGAAGCAGATTACAGTTGCTTCTATAGTTCAAGTAGTAGTGTTTGGTTTAATGTTGTTAGCTTTTTGGGGCAACTCTAAAGTCTTTGCAGACGAGATAGTATTTAAGTTTAAAAGTCCTAGCTTTAGTGGTATTAATTCATCTTCACATTACCTGACAATACAGAATCAAGAGTTCAATCGTAAAGAAGCTTTGAAGGCAGAGATAAAAGCACTTCAAGATGAGATAGAAAGAGATAAAGAAAACACAACACTTGCAAGGTTTATAAGGAACCTAGAGTCTAGAATATATGCACAGTTATCTAGACAGCTTGTAGACAATTTGTTTGGTGAGACTCCTAGCGATAGTGGTGTACTAGAATTAGAGGGCAACAGAATAGAATACAGTGTTGTCGATGGAATAATAACTTTAAACATAACGGATAGTGATGGTAATACAACGACTATATCTTTGCCTGTTGGCGATTTTTATTTCTAGCTGTGCAGTACTAAATCACAATGAGGACTTAGCATTAACTCAAGATATAAAGCCTAGTTCAGTATTAGATTTACAATCAGAAGAATTAAAAAATTTACCACCGGCTACAGTGATGCCGACAGTAGCTATATACCCTAATAGCTTTAAAGACTTAACAGGGCAGAGAAGAAGTAATAGTTCGTTTGCTTTGTTTAGTACAGCTATTACACAAGCTCCTGAAGCTTTTCTTATAAGAGCTTTTAAGCATACAGCAAATGGAAAGTTTTTTAGAGTTGTAGAAAGAGTAGGCTTGGATGACCTAACAAAAGAAAGACAACTTATTAGAAGTACTCGTAAAGAGTTTAAGGAAGATAACAAAATGAAACCTCTGCTATTTGCAGGGTTACTAGTTCAGGGAGGAGTAATTAGTTATGAAGCTAATCTCAGGTCTGGAGGTGCTGGTGCTAGATACCTAGGAATAGGTAACAGTAAGCAGTACAGAGAAGATACGGTTACTATATCATTACGATTAGTATCTGTGTCAACAGGAGAAGTACTGATGGAAACTTTAGTTTCTAAAAGTATTATATCCACAAGTGTTTCTCAGGATATATTTCGTTTTATTGAAACTGGCACAGAGCTAGTAGAAATAGAAGGTGGTGTAGCTGAGAACGAATCTGTTTCTATAGCTTTGCAAAAGGCAATAGAGACAGGTGTATTAAATATTATAAATATAGGAATAGAGAGAGGCTATTGGAAATATGAAAATATTAAAATTAATGAGCCTGTTTGTGATGCTGAGTGCATTGCCGACATACGGGGCTGATAACGAAATATATGTTGACCAATCAGGTGCTACAGCTAACATAGATTTAGAGCAGTTAGGTTC